AATTGTTTACATACGGAACTACCCATTTTCCTGTTCTTGCTCCTACATCGAGCATTAACATATCTCTGGGTGCGGTATCTAAAATGTATTCAAAAATTAATTTATCGTCGTCTTTTTTAAAGGCTGGCATCTTCCATTCCAGCTACTCGTAGTTTAACTACGTTAGTAATTTGCCATTGCTTTTGATCAAGTGCTTTAAGAACACCTAACCATTTGTTACGCATAAGAGCAAACTCGTTGATAATTTTTTCATAGTCAACAACGTCTGCCTCACCGTCAACGTATTTTTCAACGTCACGGCTTGACAGAGCTCGTTGATAGTTTTCAAGATACTTTTTAAAATATGAGCTACGCAATCTACGTAGCTCGATATTCAAATAGTTGAGAATTGCTTCAATTTCTTGTAGTTGGTTAAAGCGATGTTCAACAATACCCGGCATTGCTGCTGCAGCCTTTTCTACGTTGCCTGTAAGTTTACATTCTTTCTTTGCTTCTAATAATTCAGATTCAAAGTGTGCTACAGCATCAGGAATTTTGCCTACGTCTCGAGAAATCTCGCTATACCAACCCATTACTCATCCCATTCTTCTTCGTCAGCGTCAATGTCATCTATATCAAGATAGTATGCTATTGCTTCATCCAAATATGAACAGTTGCCAATTAGTTCTTTTAATTGATGATCGTCTATACCATAGTCGGCCATCAAATCTACAAACTTCTCAGCAACTAGCTCAATTTGTTTTTTGTCTACATATTCTTTGAATAGATTCCAAACGTCAATCGCTTGCTCTACGTCCATAGTTACTCCTCTGTTACAGCTTCTTCAAGTTCGTCTGTTTCAGAGGTATTTACCATAGATTGTTCTTTTATGGTGTAATCCGACATTACTCTGTCTAAAAGTTCACCTGTCCAATTCTTACGGTATTCAAGAATTTCTTCGCCATCACTTGTAACATACTTTAGTCTGTTACCGCTCTTTTCGATGACGCCTTTCTTTTCAAAAAGTTCAACAATGCCACTGTAAGGATTCATTCCTGTTTCATAAGGAATCTTTACCTGTACACCTTCAAACGGTTTTGCGTAACGTGTTTTCATTACTTTACAACCAGCTCTAATACCATGTACTTCACTAGTTTTATTACCGTCTTCGTCTTCTTTGAGCTTTAACTTCTTCATTGCTACAACAATACTAGAAGCGTATATAAAGCCCTGTCCACCACTTATTTTGTCATCTGGATCAAACATATCCTGCGATGCGTATGTGTGGTTAGTACAAACAAGTCCTACGTTATGGGCACCTATCATGTTAACAGTATTTCTAACAAGTGCTGTTAGTGCCTTAGGCTTACGACCCATGTCACCTTTCATATCACCTTTGTTGAACTGATCAACATCTGTTGGTGTTAACAACATACCTAACGAATCGATTACAAACAACACTTTAGGACGATCATCTTCATCCATTGCGGTGTAATCTGCCATAAATGTTGAAATAGTTTTTGCAACATCGTCAATCATACTCATGCTTAACTTGAGTAGTTTTGATTCGTCACAGTCAACACCAAGTGCTTCTAACCATGCTTGATCAAGTGCATTTTCTGAGTCAATTAATACTACATAAATGCCTTGCTCTTGTGCGTGTCTTACAATATTACCTGCCGCAAAATAACTTTTGCCAGCGCCTGACTCTCCTGCAAACACGGTTACCTTACCAAGAGGAACACCTTTATTAAAGTCGCCACTAATAAGATAGTTAAGAGCATATGAGCCTGTACTAATCCAATCTGTAGGGTCGTTAAAGCCAGTACTCATACCTTGAATAGACTTGGTCAAGTCTTTTCTAAATTTACTTACATCAAATGATTTAGCCATTATATCTCCTATATTAATGTTTGCTTCTACTAGCGTTTGGAACGTTGACAGGTAAACCGTGAATCTCTGTATCCGGGTTAACTAGTAGAAGCATATTTTATTACTGGTTTTGTCTTGAACGAATCATTGCAAGAATGTCACTTGCATTACCGCTCGGCTCAGCTGAAGTAGTTTCTGCTTGTGCAGGTTCAACTGGTGCAGGAGTTGGCTCAGGTGCAGCTTCTGCTACTGGTGCAGGTGTTACCTCTGCTGTGCGAGAAGTTGCTGTACCATTTGTTTCAGGAGCAACAGGGTCACCTGTACGTGCCGCCATACCTGATGGACGGAAGTAATTGCTCCAACGGTCTGCATCATATGCTTCACCATCAACAGATGCTTCGAACATTTCCTGCATTACCTTAACAGCCGTTTCGTCTGGCTTCTTAGGTAAGAAGTCACTTAGATTAAACAAACCATGAGTATTAATTGCATTCATTTCTGCATCACTTAATGGACGCTCTCTACGAGCCCATGTTGACGTTGAGTAATCTGCGTATCCACCCTTCGAAGTTTTATTAAGACGGAAGTCAACGCCTGCTGTATAATCAGTTGGTAACTCTTCCATGTCAGGGTCCATAAGAGCCTGCTTAATAATTTGGAAAATTTGTGGACCAATAATAAAACGTCTGATTGGATTCTCAGGTGCTTCGTCATTGGCAATTGGGTTGTCAGTTACAAAGCCTTGGAATACGTATGAACGCTTTTTCCAATACTTACGACCCATATCTTCTAGACTTGGATCTTTGAACCAACCACGTACTTCGTTAAGAATGTTACATGTTTCTCCATACATTTCCATACATGGAATCTGTACTTGTACAGGACGTGAATCAGTTTCACCTTTAATACCTGCGAATGGAAGTTTGATCATCAAACGTTCAGCCCAGAAAAAGTCTGCATCTGGATTGCCGTCAGGAAGGAAACGTAGAGTTGCACTCTCGCCTTCTTTCATATTCCAAAACGGGTATATTGGGTTTGGACCGCTTGGTCCTTGAGAACCGCCTGATTGGCGTGATTCTTGTTCTTTGAGCTTTGCTCTAATTTCTGCTAATGATGCCATAATTATGCCTCCTATATTTGCCTATGGTTATCTTATGTGCCTAATAAGTGTAGCACATTGTTATATACTACACTCATATATTTATAAAGTCAAGTGTTTTTTTGACTTTATTTTGAAATAGTTAGCGGATTCCCGCTAACTCTCTCATTCTATCAAACTCTTGAGTTGGTTCTAATTGTTGCGGATGCGCCGCCATTTGATACTCCTCAAATGTTTGATTAATTCTTTCAATAAACTGTTTTGCTGGTTCTATAAATTCTTCACCGTAATCTTTTTCGATCATTGTAAGTACGGCTGTTTCACCTTTTGGAAACTCGCCTGTTTCTCTATCAAAATAACTAAGAATAAATTCGCCTAATGGTGTCTTTTTGTCTTTTTCGAGTGTAATCTCATCACCGTCTGGACCTTGAATTTTGTCGCCTTTTTTCTTACCGTCTTTCTTTGCCTGACGTACAGCGTTAGCATATGCATTGCCTTCGCCGTGTGCATATTTGTTATCACGTGAATCCCACATTTCGTCTGCATCTTCTTGTGCCATTTGTAGGAGTTCTTTCATGTCTTGCATTTCAAGATCCATATCAGCATCAAAACCTAATTTGCTGTTACCGTCTTGTTGACAATCTATGCTAATTGATTTAGGATCAACAACTGGTCTTCCCATGTCGTCAACCTTAGCTGTGTAACTTACTACGCAAGGAGTAGTTTCGCCATCGTCACCTACACCTTCATAATCAAATTCGCCTTCAAACTCTTCTGGATCAAACCCTTCGTCCATACCTTCATCGCCTACACCGTGTCCTTTATTGAACCAAGATTCTAATTCTGCTTGTAGTTCTTCTGGGTCTTCAGTATCAAAGTATGTAAAGTCATCAGCAACTACTTTAGTTTTCCCTTCTGGAGATGTAATAGTGAGTTTATGTTTTGCATAACCATTTTCTTCACCGTTATATTCTAATGTATAACTGTATTCACCTGCACCTTCTGCAAACTGACCCATAAGTTCCTCGAAGCCTCGTTCTAGCTCTTCTTCAGCACTAGGAAGTTTTGCTACTTTTTCAGTATCTTGGGTTGACATACGTTTCTTGTCTCTTACAAGTTCCATATATTTTGCACCGTCTGTTGCAACCATATCCATTTTCTCTGCGTCAGCACTTGCTCGCTTACCTTGGTTCATTGGATACGTTCTTTCAACTTTCATAGTTTTTGGATCATAAATTACTATGCTGTTTTTATAGATATCAAATTGAGATTTTTCTGATAAATCATCAGGGCCAATTGCTTTTGCTTTAGTTGCTTCACTTACTAGTTTGTAAATGTATGGAAATACATCTTTAAGTTCTTCGTTAAATTGCCTAATAGTTAGTTGTTCTACCCAGTTCTCAGCAACATCATTAGGAACTTCTTCTAGTACAGAAGATTCAAAAGATTCAAATGCTTCTTTATAATAGTTAGGTTTTTGTAATCCTTCAATTGTTTTTTTAACAGTAGCAACACGTTCTTTGACAACATCCATATACTCACTTAAACTTTCAGCCATTACACTTGAGCGACCCATGTAATTTTTGAATTTTTTAAGTTTTGCTAACTCTTCACTTAATCCTGTAATATGCTTACCAAAATCATCATATGCATTACCACCTTCTGCTACGTGACGAGCCATTGCTCTTGCACCACTTAAATGTTTGTATGGATACAAGAAGCGTTCTCCTTGTGGTGATTCTACATATATTTTACCAATACTTCTGTTACGTCCTGTAGGTGAAGTTTGATCTATACTTTCGTTATGTTTGATAACTAGTCTG